CGCAACGGAAAAAAAGTCACGACCCGTTTTTCAGACAGGCCGTCGGACACTCCCGCCGCCCCTGTCAATTATCCCCCAGAGGTCCCACAAGGCTCCAGGAAGGGCCAGAAACCGACCGACAAGGCTCGGATACATCCAGAAGGATTCGTCCTTCCACGATTGGAGACAGGCCCGCAACGGAGCACTGTGGAATCTCACGGTCCCGCGGCTCGAGTTTGGCTCTCCAGCGTGTACGGATTGCAGCTGAGAGGCTGGCAGGCTTACGCGCTCGACCGGGCGCTCGAGTATTACCCCGAAACTGGTGAATTGTGCTGGCCGACGGTAGTACTTACTGTGGCTCGGCAGTCTGGCAAGTCTGTGCTCTCCCGGGCGATCTGCATGTGGCGGCTTCACCACGCGGAACTGTTCGGCGAGCCTCAGACGATCCTGCACGTAGCCAATAAGCGCTCGACCGCCATGGAGGTTATGAGGCCGGCTGGCATCTGGGCCGTAGAAAAGTACGGCAAGCAAGCGGCACGCTGGGGAAATGAGCGGGCCGGTATCGAGTTACCTTCCGGCGACCGCTGGCTAATCCATGCCGCTAACGATTCCGCCGGCGTCGGGTTCTCGATCAACATGGCTTTCCTCGATGAGGCCTGGAGCATCCCGAGTCAAGTATTCATGGGCGCAATCGCGCCGACGATGGCCGAGCGGCTCAACCCGCAGGCCTTCCTAGTGTCTACAGCTGGTGACTCATCCAGCGACCTGATGACCTCATACCGGCAACGGGCGATCGACCACCTCGGCGCGAAAGATCCGGGGAATATTCTCCTGCTCGAATGGTCGGCCCCGCCGACGGCCGACCCTGACGATCCCGAGACCTGGAAGTACGCGAGCCCCGAGTGGAACGATAAGCGCGAGGCCTTCCTGCGCGGCCAGTGGGAAAACATCGAGCAATCGTCCTGGCTCCGCGAGTACCTGAACCTATGGGTGCCTCGAGCTAATCACTGGCTCAAAGACTCCTGGTGGAAAGAAACTCTCTCGGACGAAAGCCTGCCGGCCGAGGGCGTCTGGTCTGTCGCGGTCGAGTCTGACTTCGATGGGATGGGCCACGCCGTAGCGATTGCGGCCCCGCTTGAGGATGGCCGGATCGTTGTTCGGGCAACCACTCACCGCACGATTAAGGATGTCGACATACGTCTAGGGGAAATCCGCAAGGATCACCCCAGTCTCTTTATACAGGTAACTCCCGGCTATGTGGACAGGCTTCAGGAGCGTTTCGACGAATTGGTCGGGCAGCGTGAGGCAGCATCTGCAACACAGAACCTCCTCGACCTATTCGACCGCCGGGCAATCCTGCACGAAGATTCTGAAACGCTGCTGGAGCATTTCACCCAGTCCAATATGTCCAAGCGTCAAGGCGGATGGTTCATGTCAGCCCGCATGGGCCACGGAGGTGTCTACGCAGCTAGGGCCGTCATGTTCGCGGCATACCAGGCAAGCAAAACCCCGCGGCCGATGGCTCGGATTCATACACGCCGACGCGCATAAAGCACAGATAGCCTTGGATACTTGACGATGGTGTGATATGGCACGAGAATTACACCCGTGGCGTTTCCCCGTTCACTCAAGGTCGTACGGGACCAGGCACAGATACAGTCCGCGATAACGCAGGCAGTATCCGAGCCGGTCCCGTACGTCCGCGACGCCTCGGCCCAATTACTGTCGATGATCCAGCAGTCGGGCACGTTTTCGCTGGCACTCAGCACCGCGATGCAGGTTCCCGCATTCGTGAAGTGCCTCAAGGTTTACACAAACACCATTTCGGCATTTCCCCTTAAGGAATACGTCGGCAAGGATCAGGTCGTCGCCCGTGGCGTCCTAGTGCAGCCAAACCCCCAAACTACTTACGCCTCGATCATGGGCCGCACAGTCCAAGACCTGCTCCTGTACGGTTTCGCGTATTGGCGAGTAGCAGCTCGGGCCTGGGATGGCTACCCGACCGAATTCGACTGGATGCCGTACTCACAGGTCTCATTTATGCCGGACGCCACCACCGAAGCCATGATGGACCCGATCCCCGCATTCGGAACCATCTACTGGAATGGCGTTCCAGTCCCGCCTCGCGACGTCGTCCGATTCGACGGTGACTCGACCGGCGGCTGGCTCGATACGATGGCGTCAGCAGTAAACACGGCCGCAGCACTCGAGGCCGCAGCCTTGCGCTACGCCGAATACCCGGTACCAAACGTGATCCTGAAAAACTCGGGCGCCGACCTGCCGGGCGCCGTCGTCGACGATCTGCTCGAAGCCTGGGAAACAGCCCGCACAAACCGCTCGACGGCCTACCTCAACTCGACGATCTCGACCGAATCAGTCGGCGGATTCTCGCCTAACGATATGCAGCTGACCGACGCAAGAAACGCAAGCGCCCTAGCGGTCGCCCGGCAGGCTAACCTCGACGCGGCATGGGTCAACGCTACCCAGTCAGGAAGCGCCTTGACCTATGCAAATAGGGTCGATCTTTATAGGCAGCTCCTCGACCTATCGCTAACGCCAGTCATGCTGCAAATTTCTCAGCGTCTCTCGATGAATGACATCACCCCTCGAGGCCACGCCGTCGAGTTTGACACTTCCGTATTCTTGCGCGGCAACCCAGCCGAGATCGCTGCACTAATCGCAACGCTACGCCCGCTCGACGTTATCTCGATCGACGAATCCCGCGAACTACTAGACCTACCCGATCTAATGCAATCCGACCCAATGCTGAGGCCATAATGCAGACAACCGAATTTACTACCGATCTCGTAATCGAGATGCGCGAAAACCCCACAGATCCCGACATCGCCGGCCAGGGCTACGGCCGCGCCGTCCCCTACGGAGTCGACACCATGATCGGCAACGTACGCGAGTCTTTCGCGCCCAACGCTTTCGCCGTAGAGGACGTCATCGGCAAGCCGATTGCCTACCGCCATGGTGAGCCGATCGGAGTTATCACCGGGGCCGAGAATAAGCCCGACGGCCTTTACATCGACTTCAATATCGCCAACACGGTCCAGGGCCGCGACGCCGCTACCTTGATCCGTACCGGCTCATCGAAGGGCCTCAGCGTCGGATTCATGCCGACCAAATCTGTCTGGAACCGGGCAAAGACCGCAGTCCAGCACATGGCGGCCTCCCTCATGGAGACCTCCATAACCCACATGCCCGCTTACGCCACCGCAGGCGTAAGCGCGATCCGAGAGGAAGTACAAATGTCAGTCGAAACCGTCGAGGAAACCGCCCCGGCGGTAACCGTTGACACCGAAGCACGATCCGCCATCGCCGAAGTACGTCAGCAGCTCTCACAGGTTGAGTCCCGCTCATTCGTGAGCGAGCCCGTTCACCCGCTCGCACAGTTCCGCGATTTTGGCGACTACTCCAAGGCAGTCCTCGCCGGCGACGTTGAGTCACGCGCACTCTTCGACCAGGTCACGGACAATAACCCGGGCGTCATGCCCCCTAATTGGATGCTCCAGGTTCAGGGCATCATCGACCTCGGACGCCGCGTCATCACCGGCACAGGCGGCCCAATGTCTGCCGGAGTCGCAGGCATGGACATCAACTGGCCTTATTTCGACGGGTCATTGACCGATATTGTCGAAGCACAAGCCAACGAGAAGGACGAAGTTAACAGCGTCGCTATCAACCTGGAAAAGGGCACCGCGACTCTTGACACCTACGCCGCTGGCTCGGACATTTCCTACCAGCTTTTGCAGCGCTCGAGCCCCTCGTACCTCGACGCTCACAACCGCATCATGGCCGCGTCATACGCGACCGTGACCGACCGCAAGTTCACCTCGGACTTGTGGAATGACGGTACAGGCACTCAGGACTACGACTTCGCAGCCGACACCACGGGCGCCGGATTCCGTGAAGCAGTGTTCGCGTCATCCGTCAAGGTCGAGGACGCTACCCAGTCCCCGGCTAGCGCGGTGTTCGTCTCGACCGCAGTCTTCAAGAAGATCGGCGGCTGGAGCACCTTCCAGCCCGAGCCCTACACCGTCCAGAACGTGTCGGGCGTCGCCACCGCGTCAACCTTGCGCGTGAATGTGTCCGGCCTCCCGGTCATTCGCGCCACTTGGCTCGACACGAACGCGGCCTACAACGCGATCGTGACGAATGGCGCGGCAGCCCGTTGGGTCGAAGACGGCCCCCGCCTCGCCACAGCAGAAAACGTAGGAAAGTTGGGACGCGACATTGCTATCTATGGCTATGGCGTTACCGCAGCATTCCTGCCCGCTGGCATCGTCCGAGTTCTGAACGTCTGACCGCTGAGATAAGGGACGCGACGATATGGCACTCGTAACGGGTGAGGAACTAGCCACAGCGCTGGACCTCGACTATGACCCGCCGGAGGAGCCCTACGATCAGGTGGCCGCAGCCGCCGACGATATCGTCGCGTCCCTACTCACGGACGCCGCATACGAACTCGAGCCCCCAGCCTGTAAAGAGGCAGCTCTAGCCGTAGCGGTCGACATGTACCAGGCACGCACCGCCGCTGGCGGCCAAGCCGTGGCAACTGACTTCAGCCCAGGCCCCTACCGCCTAAACGCCTGGCTCACCCGCAGAGTTAGCGGTCTTATAGGGCAATACATGGACGTCAAGGGCATGATCGGATGACGGCCCTAGTCACGGAAGCCAGAGAAGCCCTTGTCACGGCATTTACCGGGCAAGGGCTCCAGGTCTACACCACGGTCCCAGCCGTACCTCGGCCCCCGGCCGTCGTCATCGTGCCCGACTCGCCCTGGATCACACATGAGCGGGGCACAGCGCTCGGCTATCGTGTGCGTTGGCGTGTCCTGATCGTTATTAGCCCTCGAAATAATGAGGCCGCTACGCTGGACGTCGAGAACGCTATCGACCTCCTACTTCCGCTCATCCCAGCCGGATTTTCCTGGGATGTCGTAAACCCCCCGCAGCTAAATGATGTGGGAGCGCAAGGCACCGTGTACACCACGGAGATAAACGTCTCCGTATCTATGAAGGAGTAATTATGGCAGTTGTTTCCGTGGCTGGTGCCGCGTTCACCGTCGAGGTAGGCGCCGCCCAGTACGAAGAGCAGATCACGACCGGCACCATTACCACCACGCCCACGATCATCCGTACCAAGACCCTCAGCGACGTGGCGTTTAATCAGACCGACCTGAACTCGACGATCTCGCTCGATTTCCTCTACGACGAGAACGCCGGCATCTACGACGCTCTCCAGGTCGCCATCGCAACCCCCGCAGCTGTCGCCGTCACGGTCGAGTCGGCTACAGGCGTCTGGACCGGCGCGGCCATGTACATCGACTCCTGCGACGTCACCTTCGACGCCGCCGGAATCGCAACCTGCACCGTTTCCATGCAGGGCACGGTAACCTTCGCATAAACAACTAGAGAACGGGGAAACGCCATGTATCCAAGCATCACAGTCACAACCGTAGACAGTTTCGAACCGACCACCTATCAGATCTGCTCAGCGGATCTCATGGAGGCCGAGGAACTGTACGACAAGGCAAAGCGCAAGCCGGGCACCATGGGAATCCGCTTGATCTGCGCCTACATCCACGTGACCGGGGAATCACCTGCAAATCTGGCACAGGTCAAGGCTTGGGCAAAGGAAAAGGAAGTCTGGGCAGAGGACGCCGAGACGCCGGACCCTACCCAGCCGGATCAGTCCGGAGATTCATAACCCAAGTAGCCATCAGGATCGGAAGGCCCATCGAGGAAGTAGCGGCCTACGATCCCCGGCAACTAGCTACGATCGTGGAGGTGTTAGGCAATGGCTCCAGCCAAAGTGTTTGACACCTACGTCGACGGCCTAAACGACATTCTCCGAGCCTTCCGCAAACTGCCAAAAGAGGCCTCGGCCGAACTCAGGCAGGCCTCGCAGGCGGTCGCCGATAAGCACATGGCTCCAGCGTGGCGTCAGGCCGCGATTAACTATGCCGGGCCGTGGGGCGAAAGAATCGCCGAATCGGTCAAGGTGAAGAAAGACCGTGTGCCGGCCGTCAATATCGGCGGGG